CGGAAACTGCTCATATAAAATATTCATGCTCTGCTACCTTCCGGTATTGGAATGTTTTCCTTTACCATACTGTTTCTGGTAGTTTCTTCTCTGCTGACGGTTTCCATTTGGCTGTGGCTGCGGATGCGGGAACTGCTGCGTTGTATTTTGATTTGGTACATACTTATCATATTTATCGTCCAGTTTTTTTGTTTCCGCTGTTTCAAAGTCTAACAGTGATTCTGCCGCTTCAGTGCACAACTTGATGCTGTTCTTTCCGCAAAGGATACGCTCCCCAGCTCCATCGCCAAAAAGGGTATCGAAGAACACATAAAAACACGCGCACTGCGCGCGGATGATATCACTGTTCTTTCCGACTACCGGAACATTCTGCTCCGCTTCATGCATTGCTGCTTTTGCTTCCCCTAACACATCTAAAAAATCCGCATCCGTGAAATCCACTTCTGCTTCAAAATCTCCAAATTTCCAAAGGCTCATAGGCTCACTCTCCCATTTCTTCTTTATTCTCCGCCATCAGTGAATGTACAGGTCTTCCATCCGTCTGTGGTGGTTGCAGTACCCTTTGTGATTTCTCCGGCCGCTTTAAAGCTGCCTTTGTAAATCAGGGCATCCGTACCGTCCCCTTCTGTATCCGGAATTACACTCCATGTTCTCTTTCGTGCAGTACAAGTTGTTTCCGATGTCTTCTGCTCAAACAGATCTACCACCACAATATCAACCTGCGCTTCTGTTCCGAGAATCTCATCATCGGTAATTGCTGCAATCTTTTCATGTACCGGATCATTGGTATACCGGTCAAATTCGTAATCGATTGCCGGCGCATAACCGACTACGTCACTTCTTTCAGACGCCTCATCCACATATTGCCGGCTGTACTCTGTCGAGTTCTTTCCATCCGACAGCGATGTAAATCCCGTCATTCTGGTAAATGTTTTTCCTGATCCGTCAGCATCCATAAAAGCTACTCTCTTATGTCTGCCAACTAACATTTTTTCACTTGCCATTTCTTCACACTCCTTACTTATAAATCAATCTGCATATCATCTGATACCGTCCCAGATCGGCCTCTGCACTAAACAAATAGCCGGACTGCAGCACTTCAACTTTTATAGCATCGTGCCCGTCCAGCTCTGGAACAATATCATTCAAGTTATTCTGTTCTGTCCACTCTTCAAAGTTCTGATAAAAACCACTGTTGGTAATACCGGTTCTTGCATCCCCATCGTAGGCTTCCTTACTTGTCAGAGCGAACTGGAACTGTTTCAGACAGCTCCCATCCGTATATTTTTTATAGACAGGATCTGCTCCGATCGGATCAATGGAATACTCCATTCCGTCTCCGAGATAATCAATATTGATCTTCCTGTTATCGATTCCGGGATACATCCTCACATACTCCCGGATGCTCTCAATAATCGTTTTTCTTTTACTGTCCGGCAAGTTTCTCAGCTCCTTCCCTTATGGCATCTTTATGGCTCGCTTTCATTGTTTCAAACCATCTTGCCTTAGTTTTATGCTCGTAATACTGCCGGCGGGCATATGGGGCAAGATATTCAATAGAACCGGAACCAACCACCGTACCAAGCGTCCCGGACTTAATCAGCATCCCGGTTCTTCTCGGTGTCAATGGATTCATGTAGCGTAGACACTCAGAATCCACAAATGCCTGCGCCCTTGAAAATCCCTCCGCTTTTTTCTGTGCGAATCCCGGAGCCCATTCCAGCCGTGCCGTGGTAGAACCATTCTTACCAGTCACCGTAAATACGCTGCCTCTCGGAGTTGTGATCCGGAATTCTTTCTTTCCTGCCATCTTACTCGCCTCCGATCCGCCAGTGCGGAGTCGTACCAAACCGGTTGTCCGACCAGCTTGTCACCTTACAGTGCTTCTGGAACACGGCTTTCAGATCTGCAGGTCTTTCAATCTCAATCTGACACTCTCCCAGGACAATCTGATCATCATTCTGTATGGTCCAGTGTCCATAACCGCCACAGCAGGCGAACTGATCCGGCGGAAGATACTGCCCTGCTTCCGGAATATCCGCGGGAATCCGGATTTTGTAAACCTCCGCACTTTTCAGTCCGTTATCCATAACTGCAGTCTTATGGTCCACATGGACGTGGACACCATGCAAAACGGTTCGGATCCAGGTATCGTAATGTGTGGAATCACCGCTTATTCTGTTATAAACTGTCACATCTGCATTTGTGATCACACCGCACCCCTACCTTTCTTGACAGCCATCCAGTAGGGAGAAGATAAGGATATACCGCATCATACGCCTTTTTCTTCACCATCTCTTCCGCTGTCTTTCCATCACTTTGTTCTGTGACGTAGGTTACACTGTACCCGTCATTGTTTTCCGACTTAACAGGCGCGGTACCGGTCTGTTGCTGTGCATTGTATTTATAATATACCTCCGCTACAGCACAGACTGCATCATTCACCGCTTCATTTTCTTCCACGAAGATATCTCCTCTTGTGTACGTCAAATGCCGGATATAAGCCTCTGCCTGTTTCTTGGCTTTCTTGAAGTCCTGTTCCGGGATGATGTCACCACCATATTCACCTACATAATATCCATACGTTGTCTGCATGGATCATCACCTTCCCTTACTCGCCGGCTTTCATGACTGCAAACGGGCATCTCTTTGTTTTGTCTGCCTTAAGAGCGTTGATCGGATTCGGAATTTCCCATCCGAGACGCATTACAGCACGAAGAGCGACCATGTCATTCTGCATCAGGTTGTATGCGATAGTTCCGTCTGTGTTCTGTACAACACCCTCTGTGAAGAGCTTGAATGTAATATCCTGACGGATAGAATATACGAGCTGTGAGAAATCTCCGGAAATCATAAGAGCCTTTGATTTGTCAAACGCACCGTTGTTCGGGAAGTTCATCGGAGATCCGTCAAGCGCATACTGTGTGGTTCCCTGTAAATCCTGTTTAAACAGCGGATCTCCATTTGCGTTTTTCAGACCTCTGAGTTTCGCCCTCATGGAAATGTCCGCCATGTGACCGTTTACAAAGTATCCGCAGTCTTCAATATGTGCGATCACTCCGTCCTCTGCCATGATCTTGTCATACAGACTGTCTGCGGCTCCTAATGTTACGACTGCTCCCGCTTTTGTCGCGGTTGTAACCACATCTTCTCTCCATGTGTTCGGTTTATTTTCACCGAACAGCACAGCGCTGTCGATGACCTTTCCAAATGCTTCTGTAACTCTCGGTTTTACTTCTCCCCAGATGTCATACTCAGAATCATCCAGAACTGCTTCCGGAATTGGAACAATAACCGCAATCTCTTCGGCAGTGATGAACTTCTTGTCCCATGCCTGCTTTGTAGTTTTCTTCTGTCCGGTATCACCGTTTACGAAATATGCAATCGGCAGCATATCCAGTACCGGCATTTTGTACTGCTTGCTTGTCATGTTCGCCAGCTTGCGACCTCTTGACAGGACTGCTGACTGTGCGATCGTTCCCTGGATGATCTCATTGGATTCCTGAATTGGAATCAGAGACTCTGCTCCGGTACGGTCAATGATGTTTGCATCTGTGTCAAACAATCTTAAATTCATTCTTCTATTCTGCATTTACTCTACCTCCATTATCTTCTCGCGGCAGCTCTGATCCGGTCATTGATGGAAGCGTTCATGTTTCCGCCAGAACCATTTGAAGCGTTACCTGCTGAAGAATCTGCAATCCGGTAAGAACCTCCACCAGCAAATCTCGGATTCTCTTTCAGGAACTTTTCTGCTGCCTTTTCAAATGTCGTTTTATCATCTACCATTTTGGAAACCTTGTAAGTCACATAGTCCAGATCATCAGCCTTGACACCTTTTCCGGATAAGAACTTCTCATTCTTCATCTGCTGGACTTCATTTCTGGAATTTTCCAGATCCTGCTGCAGCTGTGTCACATTCGGCTGATTCTTTTTCTGCTGTTCCTTATAATCGGCAATTGCCTGATTCACCTGCTGCTCTGTCATTCCCTGCTGCTGAAAATAGGAACGAAGCGCCGCTTTTTCAGCTCTGTCTGCTCTCGCATTGGCAATCTCTTCTGCCTGCGCAAAACTGTACGATCCCTGGTTTCCTGTTCCGCCGGCATTTCCCTGGTTGCCGTTACCTGTTCCAGCGTTTCCACCCTGTCCACCAGAGCCAGCTCCGCCGCCGTCTTCAAAGAGCTGTAAAAACATTCTTTTTCTCATGCTTACCTCCAAATATGAGTGTTTTCCAGAGCTTTTTCTGTCTTCATGTTTTGGACATAATAAAAAGCACCCTCACTGGATGCTCATTTACTCAAACTGTATGCAATTGTATTCCTGGTCAATTACTGCAATCCCCAGGAACCATGAATCAATCAGAAGCTTTCCACCATCTGACAGATCTTCCCATTCGATCACAGTCATTCCGCTGGCTGTTTCTCCCCGGATTCTGTCACCTGTCAGATCTTTCAGGGAATTGATCAGGTTGCAGGTCAGTGCTGATACTGCCGCACATACCCGATCAATCCCATCCGGACTCTTCCTGCCGGCATGACCATTCATACAGATGCTGTGATCTGTTATTTTTATTGTTATCATAAATTCTTTACTCCTTTGACTCTATGATGGTTACTGTTCCTTCAAAGACTCCAAAATTTGACTGCTGTTGGAATGTATGGGTTTCAGCAATATCCTCATTAGTCATTGGTCTTGTAAGGTACCATAAAGAATCATCTTTCCAGGTAATTTCTTCCAGTTTCTGATTTGGCTCAAGCTTTATCGTTGTCTTCCCACCATAACTTTTCGTGGCGGTCTGGCATCCAGTTAAACCTGCTATCAATATGCTGATAGCCGTTAATACTGCTACTGCTTTCTTTTTCATTACCGGCCTCCTAAAAATAAGTACAAAAATACCACCGGTCATTTCGACTGGTGGCAACTATTCAAACTCTTTAAATTTAATTCCGTTTTTGCATTCCTCTTCATAACCAGAAAAAATTACATCCTCCGGTATTCCATCTGGAAATGCTTTACAAGTCATCTCTTCACTATTTTCATTGAAATTACTGCACAGCATACACTTTGGCAATGTCATTCTAAACCCTCCGCCAATGAAGGATATATTTTCTGATAAGTTTTCTTGCTTCATCTGGAATCCACTCTCCGTTTCTATATCTAACAAACGCCTCCGCTAAGCACTCTCGACCGTCTTTGCTTCTATCTGCATATTCTGAAATTCCTGCTATGAACTGCCTTCTTATTTTTTCATTTAACTCTATATATTCCACTTCTGATACGCAGTTCTGAAATGGCATTATATGCGCCATTTCATGCGCAATGTAATCTTCAAAATTCTTTCCCGCCATTACACCATCATTGTACCATCTCGGCATAATAGTTTCAACTTTTCTATAATCTTGTTTGTAATTCAAAACAAGTCCATGTCTCAGCATTCCATTTTCATCCAAGTAAGCACCTGTTGCAAAAATATCATTTTTCTTTAGTTTTCCGCCTTTAATAGAATCTAAATAAATCACGTATTCCGAATCCAACTTCTTTATCGCCGCATTGATTTTCGCTTCAATTTCTTTGCTCAAACCTGCTTTCTTAGCAACTGTGTCTGGAATAGAAATTCTCATTTTCAGATCATACTGACTCGGTGCAATTCTTCCTCGTCCATCAATATAAATCCGCTCTCTTTCCTCTTTCAGCCTCATTTTCCGAGAAAACGCCGCATATTCATCAAGCTGTCCCTGATATTTGGCTTTTTGGAGCATAACTTCCTGCCGATCAGCACCGCCATCCTGAAGCATCTGCACTTTCTCACGCTGTGCCCGCATTGCTGTTTCCATCTGTCGTTGTCGCTGCTTTGCCTCATACAGGGTGTACTCTTTGCCCCGGAACTCTTTTGGCTTGCTTTCCTTCCGGTTCTGAGCTTCCAGCCATTCATCTGACCAGTTACGCTGTGAAATGCCAGGAAAAAATGGGTAATAAGTATGATAACAATTGGCTCCCAGAAGTCCAGTGACTGTACCAAGTCCACAAACTGAATACAATTGCTCTTTTGTCCAGACCTTACCTTGCCATACTGCATGAGTAGGACGGGCCCCGGCATGCCACTCAACCTCAAAATACTCTGTTCCAAGCTTCTTGGCATTGTAGTCTGCTATTTCTCCGGTAAGATTCGCCACACCAGTCATCACAGCTCTTCTAGCAGCCACTTCTACCCGGCTTGCGTATCCGGATCCGTACTCAATCTTCCGAAGTCCACTGTTGGTAAGCTGCGTAACTACTCTTCGTAGCACGCTACCATAATCAAAAGCACCGGTCACAATATCATAACAGGCATTGTCCAGATAGTTGCTGTAGACCTGTGATAGTGGTGTCAGGACTTTCTTGCCATTGTAATCTAAGTAAAAGCCAAGTGACTTCGTTACATTCTCCAGATCTTCCAGACTCTGCCGGATAATAGCATCTGTGATCTGCTTGAGCTGTTCATTCTTCTCAAACAGGATAAACTCTGCATTGATCTGTTCGTAAATGTCCTTATTCCGGACGTATTCCCAGTCGATCACCTTATCATACAGCTCAAACATTTCCGGATAAGACGCATCCAGTGTTTTCTTGATCTCTCTTTCGATATCCTCGGAAGAATATCCCAGAATCCGAAGTCTATTGATCTGCCAGTCTGCTGTACTGGTAATCTCGCCGGTCTTTTTGATCCGCCGGGCAATGTCCTGCAGGATCCGTTCTTCCAGACCTATGTACCGCGCTGCAATCTTATCGGCAACCTGATCTTTGTATTCTTTTCGCATCCTACTCCATCACCTGATTCTGCTCTGGCAGATTCTTTTTTGCCTGTTCCACTGTTTCACCGTACCATTTTGCACGGTACTCTTCATGCCGCATCACGCCCATACTGACGTCCTGACGGTCCTGCTGACGCTCTGCGCCCTTATCCTCAATGATAGAATCATCGAAATCAATCACAATATCTGTGTTCTGGTCCAGTGTATTTCCTGTCACAATACCGAGCTGGATAATGATTCTGACCAGCCGCTTTATGACATCTTCCAGGATTATCTCATGCTTCTTCAGCATACGGTACATATCTGAGTTCTCCGAAATGATCTCAGTTGCTGTCTTCGCTCCTGCTCCGTCAAACCGGTATCTTTCCGTACCGAATCCACATTTCAGAGACAGATAATTCAGATCATCATTGATTGCCTTGCTGTGCTGTTCTACCCGGAGGCTCATATCCACTTCCTTGATCAGACCATTCTGGCTCTTATCATAATCTTCCGGAAGTGAATAGAACACGCTGTCATCCGGATCAAAGGTTGGAGATCCATCTTCGTTCGTCAGCATTTCCGGAGCGACAAAGATTCTTTTTCTTCCAAGATCAAACTCATTGCAGTAAGAATCAAACTCCATGTCCAGCTTTTTAAGCGTATCGATGGCATTTGCAAAAATCGCAATTCCCATTGGATTGCATTCATCCGCATTATTTGTGATATTCAGTCTGTCAATGACAAACTGTGGTTCTATAGATCCCGTCTCTGTTCTGGCTGCCAGATTTGCAAATGGTTTCAGCTGTTTCCATTCCTGTTCTGTCAGCTCACGACCTTCCACACTGCCTTTTGCGCATTCCAGGACGCTGTTTTCAATCACATACATTCCTTTTGATTCAATCCTGTGAAACTGAATCTGCACGTATTTCTTCTGACGAACTGTATGCACGAACGTAAAAATGCATTCCGTGACTTCCCCATTATTCCAGCTGACCGGATAAATGTTCTTGGCATCCACATAGTTGATTCCAATCTCACCTGCAGATATCGTTCCATCTTTCTGCACAACCGCATTGTACAGATAAGGGATATATGCCACGGTCCCGGAATACGCTTTCCGTTCCTGGTAGTCATTTCCCATAACCAGGAAGTGATTGTTATCCAGAACCTTCTGCACAAATTCCTGTGTCGTTTCATCCTCCAGCGTGATCATAACTCTCTCATTGAGGAGCAGATCTGCAATATCCTCTGACAGTTTCTTTGCCATTCCCATGCTCTTCCTACGGCATCGTTTACTTGTACCTCGTCCGGTATTCACCTTGTAGAACGTAAACTGCCGGACATTGGAATTGTACCAGCTGATCCACTCATCGATCTTCCGGTAGAACGAAGCATCTACCGTATCGATTCCTTTTTTCCTGAAATAATTAAAGATATTCATCCTCTTCTCTCACCTCCCTGCTGCCGATATCGCATATGTCTATTTCTTCCGGCGTTTCATCTTTAGGTAGCCAATGTTTGATCTTGCTCCAGGCGCCCATAACCACATAGCGTATGGCATCCATGCAGTGATCCGCTTCCTTCACCGGCACTTCTTTTCCCTTTTCAATGGATTTCTTATCATACTCGTAGGTTCCAAACTCCTGCACCGCGTATTCCTGTTTTGGAGAAATCGACATGATATCAAACACCAATACTTTCTGTACCCGGCTGATGCCAAGAGCCACATCATTTTCCGCATCCCGGAAAAACACCTGATAATCCAGTCCGGTTCTGGTGGCTCTTCTAACCTCTTCTGCCAGACCTTTTGCAGATGGATCCAGAAAAATATAAAAGATCCGGTTCTCATACTGTTCATGCAGCTCATCCATGAACTCAACCAGATCTCTTGCATATTCAGACGGACTCTTCTGCCTTCCAGATTCCCGTCCACTGTGATAATATTCTCCAAGTCCCGGAAATTTCTTCCGGTAGGTGTCCAGGCCAAACGCTTCAAAGGTTGTCGCATTCTGCTGACCGTAGTCACCTCCAATATAAATCCGGTCATATCTCCTGTCCAGATCCGGCTTTTGTCTGTGCCGATCAGAAAACATATAATAGATCAGCTCATCCACGCCAATCGCTTCACCGAGCCATACCCACCGGTACATCTTCGGATCCGCTTTTTTCATCATCTCCGCAGATGCAATCAAATCAGGTCCTAACCAGTCCACAGGTACGTCCCGGTAATCTGTGTGAATGTGAATGCAGTCCTCACGCTTCTCCATTTTCTTGCACCACAAATTGATCGGAGCATTTGGGTTCTTTGGCGGGTTGTACAGATAGATCATCTGGAATCCACCCTTATTTCCACGGACGAACGTTGCTTCAATGTTGGTCAGCTCATCTTCGCCTTCACCATCATCAAAGAACTCTGTCAGCTCATCCAGGACAACCAGCTTGATCGGTTTATCCTCGTCAATGATACCCTTTGTATCGTCAATACCGTCCGATCCGGCAAAGTACATCGTTGTCCCGTACTTTTTGTAAGTGATCTCCATTGGGGATTTCGTGATCCGGAACTTGTTTTTCGGTATTTGCAAACGGCTGATTCCCCGCAGCATTTCCTTGTATACCGTCTTTCTGAGCTTGTTATGGTGCTTACGCAGCACAACAACAGATCCATTGGCATCCGATACGAGCTGATAATCTGACCGGATGGAAGCATAACTGGACTTTGTTCCCGCTCTCCCAGAAGTCAGGATAATGTGCTTGATACTCCGGTTGTTAAATATCTGCAAATACTTCGGAATTATGATCTCCGATATCCGGACCTGTTTCTTCTGGTGCGTCATTGATAATCTCTACTCCTTCATCCTCATGCTCGCCATGACCTGAACTTCTGCGGATTTTCTCGGTATCCGCTGCCATTCGCTCTGTCCGGCGTTTCTGCTCTGCATCATCGGCAGCAGTCTGTGCATTCTGTCCGGCATACTGCGCCACAAAATACGCAGCCTTTGTATTTCCTGCCATTGCTTCCTTGATCTGCGCCATAAGCAAAGCCGATTCCAGAGTACATTCAACACCAAGTGACTCCAAAACCGGCTTCCATTCTTCATTATCTATTTCTGTAGTGAGCAGCAGATTCAACGTCTTCCGGAAATTTGCTTTCCTGCGTCTCGCTTCACCACTCGCTTTTCCACCTTTTTTCCCATATTCTCGAGCTTCACTCGGGCTTAAACGCCTTAAATTGTTTTCATTTGCCACTTCACCACCTTCCATTCCTGTTTATTATTGATGGACCATATAGGAATCGAACCTACGACATTTCGCTTATGAGGCGAATGTTCTGCCACTGAACTAATGATCCGAATTTTGTGTATTAGAAAAGCACCCCAAAGGGTGCCTTTCTAATGTTCTACTATTATAATCTTGCAAGTATATCACTTACTTTTTTCCCACTTTTTTCTCCATCATTTTCAAATGATCTTGCGAGATTTATTGAAAATTCAACTTGCTGTTTTAACCATTCTGTTGCCATTAATAAATCTTGCTCACTTATCTTTTTCAATACTGTCCCAAAATAAATTACCGAACCGTTCCACTTATCTTCAAATTTACCAGCCATTTCATTCTCAAAGTCTTTATTAAGTTCGGGATAAGTGTAACCATTCAGTTGGCAAGTAGCACGTAATATATTGCATAAATATCTATTTTTTATCCTATACGAAAAAGAATATTTTCTTTCGCCTCCATCTTCTATTTGTCTTTCAATACAAACTCCAGAAAACATATATTTTAAAAATTTAATTGAATAACCTGTATCCATATACTTTTTTCTAATTTGTTTTAATCCAGGATATAATATTATTTTATTTACCTTTTCGCTTTGCAAATTATATAGCATCGCAAAATATGAATCCATTTGAATTCTATCTGTTTCTTTAATCCAATTTGTTAACAAATCCACTTGATCTTTATCAACTAGTTTACATGTGTACCATGCTGCAAAATACTCTTGGAAAGATCGATGCGTAAATCTATAATTTATTCCTTCTTTAACAAGCATACACACTGACTGAGTCAAATCCGTTAAAAAGTCGTCTGTCTTAAAAGAAATATTAGGAAACTTTGCTTTGCATATCTCTATATATTGTCTCAATTTTACTTCCGTAAATTCTGTGTCCCCTGCAAAATATGATTTAAAACAAAAATAAGCAAAAATTAACTTAAAATCCTCACATCCTAATCCTGTTCTTATATCTCTAACATACGCTTCTTTTGTTGCATCATGCATATTAAATAATGTCGCAAATGCTTGTTCATAGAAATCATTCAATTTATCAGGAATTGAAGCTCTATTATCAAAAGTCAACAACATTATCGTTAATAATAGCGGATTTGATGCAAAT